CCGCCCCCGCAACTCAGCCGCAACGGCGACCCCGTCCACAGACAAGTCCTGTGTCGTAATCTTCTTAGACAGCAGGTTTTCATCTGTTGCCATACGCCGCAGCAACCTGGCAGCCACACGACGCACAGTAACCGCCGCCACCCCAACAGGCTCTAGAGACGCGAGAAGCTCTATGTCCCTGTCAGAGAAGATAGTTTCGTGATCGTGCACCTGTTTATCATCGCTCGGTAAATCGTTTACCAATAGGCGGATCGTGTAAATATCTTCTGCTGTCAGAGACATAGAGCTTCACTCCTCTAGTATAGCTTACTTGGTGCCGTCAGATGCGTATGCAGCATGAGCGAACACGGCAGCTGCACCGGTGACGTGGCGACCACGGTAAGCAATCGTATCATCTGAGAACCCGCCTTCACGCGCATCAATGGTGCTACCGGTCACGGAGATACCGGTGTTGTTGCTGATACGCAGGTCAGGGGTTTCGTGACCGACCAGGGTTGCACGCTGGATAGCCGGGTTAGCAGAACCAGCAGCAGGCAGAAGGAACCAAGTAGTGTTCTTCGTGGTGACCTTCGGGTTCAGCTGTGCGAGCTGAGGCACAACCGCAATATCAATATTCGATGAAAGGAAGTTAGCGGAAACAGTCTCAGAGTTACCGGACTTGGTGCGAATCTCCTTAGCCCCCAGAATCTCGCGTGCCTGAACAGCCAGTGCGGACGGAACAACAAGTACCATGCGCTCCACGTCGATAGCGGAACCGTGCACGCCGTCACGACCAGACACGGCAGCATATGCAGCCTTCAAAGACTCAAGCGACAGAGCCTTAGTGTCTGCCACGGATACTCCAGAGAAGAACGCCTGGTTGATACCCTGAGCATCGAACAGGGTAGAGAATACAACCTTGTCTTCGAGCTTGGCAGCACCTGCTGCGAGGCGCTTAGGAATCTGAGTCAACTTGTCCCAGTTCTTATTTACTACATCTTCCCAGGTGAAGGGGAACACGCGACCGTACTTGTCGTTCTTGATCTGCACGGTACCAGGCAGCAAGTCAGCGGCCTTGTACTCTTCTGCTTCGTTGACGTGAACATAGTCGATGTCGCCCGCGAGGGTTGCGAGAGGGGTTGGATTGAAGGACGACAGGCGTGTGGTCTGCGCAACCTTCTGCCACTGGGTTTCGTAGCCACGGTACAGGTCAAGCACCTCATACTCGAATGCGCGTCCAAGCAGGGCGGGGAAGTCGCTAGTAGTCAGCGCTTCCTGCAAGCGTGCCTGCGCAGAGTACCCGCCGCGGATGCCATCGCGGAGGATAGTTGCGGCTTCTGCTACGCGGGCGTTCGCACCAGTGTCACGTAGCTTGTCGTAGTTGAGAAATTCACTCATTAGAATTTTTGTCCTTTGCTTTAGTCGAATGCTACGCCTACGGGTGCAACCTCGATGGTTGCGCCTGCGGATGCGGAGGTCTGTAGTGCTACACCCCAGATTTTGCCTGCGCCAGTGGTGAGTACACCGTCGGTACCGAGCTTGACGATCGCGCCAGCCTGCACGGTTTCCTTTACGGGCAGACGGTACGAGCCGTTACGCCAGATAGTGACTTTCTCGCCTTGTTCTGCGGTAGTCATTGCTACACCTGCGATAGCACCGATACGTACAGGTTTGCCGGATTCGTATTTTTTATCGGCGATGAGGGCGATGTGCTCACCTTTGCCGTAGGATACGTTGATAGCCATGTTTATAGCCCCTTCATGATCGAGAGAATGTCGTCAACGGTTGCAGACTGTGATTCCTGGACGTGAGCACCCATACCGTAGACGGGAGACTGTGCAGACTTTGCAGCCAGTACTTCTTTAAGGGATTCCTGGACGCGAGTCTCGAACTCATCCTTGCTCAAGGATGCAGCGGACTCAACAAGCATCTTGCGAGTCATGGGCGCGTCCACGTTACGGAACGCCTCAGCAACAACAGCCTCAGCATCCTTCTTAGCGCTATCTGCCTGCAGCTCTTCAACCTTGGCCTTCAGCTCGTCACGCTCTGCTTTCAGCTCTTCAACCTGCTTCTTCAACTCAGCTACTTCGGGTGACTCAGCCTTAGGTGCATCCTGCACAGGTGCGGGTGCTGGCTTAGCCACGGGTACGCCATCAGCTTCAACAATATTTGCCATGCCGTCCACCTCTCTACTAGATTCCAGGACGGCAGTGATCTTTCCGCCGCGCCCCGGCTTTGTAACAAAATCTACAGAATCAACCTGCGTAATCTCTTTGATTACGCGGTCTTTTCCAGGCGCCATTATACCAGACGCATTTATAGAAACGCCTATATACGGTGCACGCTCACGAATGAAGTCCCTGTACTCGGGGAATATTTTCGCACGCCCAACCAGCGCACCAGAATCATCAATCACAGGGCGACCATCAATCACCCCGGCAAGCTCACGAATATCACCCTCAGGACGTGAGTTACGCTCTGCACCTGTCGCATGGTTCATATACATGTGTACAGGCGTATCCCAAATAGGCGACTCCGCAAGCTTCTTTATAGTCTCAGGCGGGTACTCACCAGAGCTACCCTTACCCGGCGTAATGATAGTCACAGCCACAAGGGAGCCAGTCGGCTCACCCTCAGCCTCAATCAAATGCACACTCGACACTACTTCCTCCTAGACAAAATGTCAGACAAATTACGCTGAGTCCAATACATAGAGCCATCATACCAGCGGGCACGCCGCGACAGGTCAGACCACGCGATAGACCCATCAGCTAGACCACGCACAACCTCCATACCCTGAGGTGACGAAGCAACACCAGCTATAGCTTCTACTTGCGAATCAAAATCGAGTGAGTCAAACCACTCTCTACCCGAGTTACGAGCGGTAATGTCAGGATACTGACTTAGAAGTGGTGCCATGACGCATCTGCAATTTGGGTGTGAGTGTAGTTCTCCGCTTAAATGTTTTTCTCCGTGGTGCATGATGCATGATCGGCAGGTGTTTTTGTCGAGTTGTGCTACCCATTGCCACCCTTCGGTTTGGATGTTTTGGGTGAGTGTTTGGGTGGTGCGTCGTGTGGCTTGTTGGGTGGCTAGGTTTATGCCTAGTGATATTGCGGTTGCGATTTGGGCGATTTTGGTTTTGAGCCCGGTTAGTTTGATTTTTTCGGGGGCGGGTGTTGGGGCTGGTGGTGGGAGTGTTTGGGTGGTGTAGTTTTGGAGGTGGTGGTGTGTGGTGGCTGTGGCTAGGGTTGCCGCTTGCTGTGCGGCTTGGTTGGTTTGGTGTTCGATGGTGGCTAGGGTGCCTGCGTAGGCGGCTAGTGCTGCGTTTTGTTGTTTGCGTCGTGTGTGGCGTGGGGTGAGTGTGCCTAGTGCGGTGATTGAGGCTAGGGTGGCGGTGAGGTTTTGGTGGTTTTGGTGCGCGCTGATAATGAGCGGCTGTGTGGCTTGGTTTTCTATTTGGGTTAGGTCTTGTTGTAGGTTTTGTGCGTATTCTTCTGGGGTCATTTGATTTCTCCTGCGTATGCGGCGCGGATTAGTGCGTCGCCTGTGGTTTCTGTGGTGCGGTGGATTTGTCCGTCTGCGTCGCGTAGTTCGTTGATTTTTTCGTCTGGGTCTGTGATTCCGAGTGCGCGCATTGCTAGTAGGGCTGTCTGTTCGAGCGGGAGCACTCCGAGCTGGTCTGCTGTTGTGATCGCGTCGAGCTGCGCTTGTGTGGGTTCTGGGGTGATGTCGTCCCAGTGGAAGGTGATTGTGCGCGGTGCGTCAGGGTGAATATTTCCTATTGCAATCTGGGTGTCGATGATGTGGTTGAGGATCGCCCGGTATGTTTCTTCCCAGGTGCGGCGGCGTGCTTCGATTTCGAGTTGTAGGGGGCGGTCGAGTGTTTCGGCTACTGCCCGTGCGCCTGTCTGCCCAGGGTCGGCGAGTAGCATGGTTACGGGTACGCCTAGTGCGGCGGCGATCATGGCAGCTAGGGGCTTACCTGATTCTGCGTCAATGGTTGCGCCTGTGTTTGGCATGGTTGTGATTTCTGCGTCTACTAGTCCGATTGCGCCGGGCTGTGTGGCTGCGGCGGCTTGCTGTATTGCGCGGCGTGCGTCTTGTACGGCGCGGGAGGTTTTGCCTGTGATGCGGTGGCTTATTTTACTGATGGCGCGCATGAGTCGCGCCCAGTCTTGCAGATAGTTCTTATAGGCACTTATCCAGGGTGATGCAGCGAATAGGTCTGGTGTGCCCAATAGGGACATGGGTATGCGGTTTACGGCGTGGTGGTAGATTGGTGTGTTCCAGTCCACGGGTACACCATCCAGCTCTGCATATTTATTCATTGGGTGGAAATCTAGTGCAGGGTGCCAGGTCTTGACTGTGCGCCCGTCTTGGTAGTGGGAGCGCAGGTACATGGCTGGGCGGGCGCTATCTTCCTGCATTGGCAGTATTTTCTCGATATGTTCGATGCCTTCGGTGCGCACTACTGTACGCCCGGTAGCAGGGTCAGTGAACAGCAGAAAGAAAATATTGCCGTCTGCTGCTTCTTGGACTCCAAGTGCCTGGTGTGCGCTATGCCCGGTCAAGGATAGGCGGTTTTCAGGGTCGTCTAGGAAATCCTGGATGATCTCGTTTACGCCTGACTCCTCGTCGCAGGTGATGCCTACACCGGAACCGAAAACATATGATGTGCGGATGCTCACGCCGCGTTTCCCTAGCGGGTCTGCAACAGCGAGTACGCGGCATGTCTCAGCAATATTCTGAATACCAGAAAGGGAGAATTCTGTTTCTGCTGCGGCTGCGATAGACCGCCATTCTGTGTTTTGCGCCCATGCCTGTTCTAGATCGGCGATTGACTCTTGCAGGTCACGTGTTGCTTCTCGTAGCTCGCGGCGCTCACGGCGCGCATCAAAAATACCCATCAGTATGCGTATCCTATCTCATAGTCGGAATCGGTATAGTCTTGCGTATCATCATACCCGCCATATATTGGGTGGTGGTAGATTTGGTTTAGAGCCTGAGTCATAGCGTCCACTGTATCGTCGTGCGCGCCAGCGGGGAATTGCCGCATCTCAGTTATCAATTCCTCTACGTTAGGCAGCAGAGCAGGCGATGGGAACAGCACATTTTTTGCGTGAATGTACGCAGTGACTGCATTAGCTCGCACTACCTTTCCACCCTCAGGGTTCACGGGGATAATGCCAGGCACACGTGACCGCAACGAGTCAATCACTGCTGGGCCATTGGCTTTGTCTTCGACGTATTTGATTGTTGCCTGCGGGTACTTTGCTGCCATAGCTTCTATTGCTTCGCATGTGCGGGTGAAATTCATGCGCTCACGCACCATATCAACCAGGTAAGCGGTATTGCCATCTGCGTACCATGTCTGCCCAACAGCATAGTCAGACCCACTCGTGTCTTTGAAAGTCAAATCCCACGACTGCACCAGGATACCGCCATTTGCCACACCTAGGAATGTACGTGACCCGTCAGGATTTTCTATCCAGATGGGCGACGTGTAGCGCGCCAATTCATCAGATGCTGGGAATATTCCACCTTCGTCAGGCGCAGGCGTGCCCTGATATAGCGCAGCCCATGCCTGAGGGTTAGCGTCGCGCTTGCGTTTCTCCCAGTTCTCGCGCGATCTACCACGGGCGCTAATCATGAACTCACCAGGCGCACGCCCAAGAATGTCTGTCTCACCATGCGCCGGGTTGTGATCTGCCTGGGCTGGAATACGTATGTACTCCCATTCGCCAGGCTGGTTAGCCATTACCTGACCCGCTAAATCGTTCTCATGCCACCTTGTGAGAATCATAATTACAGGTGCGCCAGGTGCGAGGCGGGTAGACGCTGTAGAAGTCCACCAAGACCACGCGCGGCGCTGGTAAGCCTCAGAGCGTGCATCTTCCATACCGCGCACAGGGTCGTCAATAATGAGCACATCAGCCGGTTTACCGGTCATTGATCCGCCTACGCCGGTGCAAAATAATGACCCTGCATGCCCTCGTATATGCCAGTAATGCGCAGCCGATGAATCAGCTGCAAGTTCTATCTGCATTTTGTCGCCGTGCTCGCGTATGTCGTTTCTAATGGTGCGACCCCAGTCGGACGCGATAGCAGCCTGATATGAGGCGATAATCACACGCTTATCAGGGTCTTTTGATAGCACCCATTCAGTGAAACGGCGTGTAGCGCGCTGTGATTTGCCCTCCTGTGGCGGCATTGAAATAATTAGGCGCGCATCAGGGGTATTGTAAGCACGCACTAGGGCAGCATCTATAATATCCAACGCAGGTGTCTGCACATTTTTAGGGTCTAAATCCGCCGCCAGCTCACCAGGGGTAGCCCATGATACGGTGCGTGGGGCTACGGCACGTGCCAACTCTGAGTAGAATATTTTACCCCTCCTGCGATTCTAGGGCGTGCAGCTCAATAGCGAGCGTATTACGCACAGTAGACTCTTGCTCGCTCGACAAGCCAGCGGAAGCCAGCGCACGCGAAATAGCCGCCGAAATAGCAGAAACCTTAGCTGCCTCAATCTGAACAATTTTTCCGGCAATATCGTGCTTCATTGCCATATCAAGGAATTTAGCGGTGCGATCCATCGCCTCGCCGTACAGCTGCACAGCGGCACGTATCTGCACAGCCCCATCAGTGGTGATTCGCTCAATATCTTTCAGCTCATTCACCATCTTGCCTAGAACATCTTTGAAGTGTATTGCCTCGGTAGTGAGGCGCTGTAGCTCTATGAGCGGGTCTGTTACACGTGACTCGATAGGCACATCTACGGCTAGTGCGCCTACTTCGCGGCGCACTTTCTCCTGCACGATATAGCGTGCGTAATTTAGCTTCGCGGCCTTTTTGATTTGCGGGGCAGAGCCACCGTGTTTGCGACACACAACAGCCCCTTTAACTGCGTAACTACCACAAGGCCTGCCAGTCCTACGGCTAACCGCAGTACATTTCATGCCCTGGTGCCATTCTTTTTTGCTAGTCATAATGTAACCTCCATGCATATTATACATGGAGGTTACAAGCGGTTATTAATCTATCTCAAACTGTATCTTTGCCATTTCTATAGCTGTACGGTAGATTTTTCCGTACATATTGTCACCATGAGTTTTTTCAACAGCGGATAAAAATTCTTCAATAGTTCCAGTGAAACAACCTCGCGTTACCCGCACACCAATTTTAGAATCTAAGTGCATTGTTAGACACCCACGCTCTCTGCCAATATCGAGAATTGTAATTATTGATATTTGTCCATAGACATTAGCGTCACCATAGACCCATGCATTACCATAGACCCGAGCATTACCATAGACCCATGCATCACCATAGACCCATGCGTCACCATACTGCGATAGGTTTTCATAGTCACAAATATAGCCGCCAAGATCGCCGCTATTCACATTTGAGAAATCTTTTAGTGCGCGTATTCTGTATAGCGTGAATCCCATAAATTCTATGCTATCGCTGTATACAATCTCATACTTTGAGAGTTCTTCTTTTTTCATTTCCTTTTCCTTTCCTTGTATCTCTAGTGTATCACCCCCCCTACCAGGCAAGTAAAGTCGATAGTGGGTGATATATATTACATCTAATCTTGTGAAGCCTCGATACTAGACTGCGCCTGCAATTCCAAAAGGCGCGCCTTAGCCTCCATCATCGCAACCTCTGCCTGCATGCGCTCAGTCTCAGATCGCATTGCTTCTAGCTCAAGCTCACGACGTTCACGAATTGCCGCTAATGCTGTTGTGCGGCGCTCTTCGGAAGACCACTCAACAACACCCGCCAGCTCACGCAAAGCTGTTTTTAGCCACATCTTTTCTGGGTATTTCTGCCACGGTGAGAATTTACTGCGTGCAGTCTGTGACGCATCCATAGCCGCCTGAATACGATCTTTGCCGACCTGCACTACAGGCGATATTCCGCCACCCGCAAGGTCGTTATATTCAACCCACGCGACAGCTTTCACTAGCTGCCCACGCTCTTCATCAGGTGCGCGCATATATTTAGGTGATTCGTCTACACCCTCGACGTACTCGAATTTATCGCCTTCACGGACTGCGATTCGGTGAATATTTTTCGCATACCCTGCGCGACGGATCAGCTCAACCCACCCCTTATAGCCTATGTCTGCAACAATTTCACGTCCGCGCGGCACGAAATAAATTTCGTCAGTGCCAGGTGTAAGACCATACCGTGCAGATTTTTGAAGCATGACAGTAAGCTGTAGCGGGTCATTAATTGCGAGCGAGACTAGCTTTGGGTCATTGCGGATTACTAGTGAAGCGGCGGCAAGCCAGTCGAGTACGTCACCTTGCATGTGCTTCGGCATTGCGGCGGCAATGAATTCTTTTTGCGGCTCGATTACTTTTTTTTGCAGGTCGCGTATTGCGATTTGGCTACTTTGTTGGTTGCGTGAGATTTGGTTTCCTGGCTGTGGCTGTACCATTTTCTGTGTCCTGTCTTTCTGAGTGGATGCTTATAGCATTGATTCGTACGCGTGGGTGAAGAATTTTTCTGCTGATTCTTTGGAGCAGGATACAGATTCTTCGTATTCCTGATTTGCCAGCATAGGGCTGTTCGCCTCAGTTAAGATTTCGTCGAATAGCAGATCGCGTATCTCTGATTCTTGCACCTCGTAGTCGTCTACTAGGATTACGCGCCCCTGCATAGTCAGTTCTATGTGGGTAGCGGTCGGGTCGTCGCGTTCGATCAGAAGGTGGAAGCCTACACCTTCTTTGGTGATTACCCATCCGTGCATTATGCAGTTACGGACTTCCCAGATGATTTTTCCTTTTTTCATTTCCTTTTCCTTTCCTTGTACTTCTAGTGTATCACCCTCCACTAACCCTATCAAGCTAATAGAGGGTGAAACTCGTCATATACTATTTGAATAATACAAAAGGCTTACCCATGCCGCGCGCCTGGCGCTTAGCAATAGTGCGACCATTATACTCAAGCTCTGCCGCGCGCCCCATCTCAACAGAAGCCCAATTCTTGGCAATAGCTTCAGTCTGCTTATAAAGCCCCTTAATCCTCTGGAAACGCTCGATACGAACAGCCGCATCATCTGAGGCAATAACCAAAGCGTCATCAATTTCAGGATGCATCTCACGCACAGCCTCATAGACAGACATATCACCTTCTTCCTCAGAAAAGTCAGGCTCTACACCAGATTCGAGAGACGCTGCAAATTCAGAGCATTCTAAACGCATCCGCTCAATATATTGCTCATCGTACTCGATTGTATATTCACGGAATTGCATCGCGATCAGTGCCGCAACAACACATTTCTTTATGCCTGTGCAAAACATCTGTGCCTGCACCTGAGCATAATAACCCAAAGGGATACCATCAGCACCAGAGCCAGACGCACCCCACTCAGCACCATTCATGGCGGTCTTACACTCTAGTAGTGCTATGACCTCAGGCGATTTCTTGCCTACCTCGGGTATAACTATGATGCGATCGGGGGTTGCCGTAATTACTTCGCGGCTCCACGCTAGACCATGTGGGTTTAGCACTGCATATTCGGGGTGCTGCTGTGCATACCATTTAGCAATAGCGTCTTCTAGGATGTGTCCGCGTTGAGCTACTTCCCTAGTAGGTGACTGTCCCTCAATGTTTCCCTTCATGGTGTGCCAAAGGGCGTATTTAGAGGTATATGGCGAGACTTTCAATATAGCCGCCACCTTAGAAGCGGTTATTTTCTTCATCCATTCGGGGCTACCTGGCTTGAGTGGCTGCTTTATTGCTTTCTTGCGGAGTTGATACCATTTCATTTCCTTTTCCTTTCCTTGTACTTCTAGTGTATCACCATCTACCAGCTAAATAAAGCCGATAGAGGGTGACACTCGTCATATTTAGTTATATAGTAGGCTTACTTGTAGTGAGGCAACGGATAAAATCACCCGTTCTTCATATTCATGATCGCTTTCTTCCTTGCCTTGACTATTCAAAATCCATTCAGCAACATATGATACGCATATCCTATGTACTCTATTCATGCCAGATTCTTCACTATAAAAATTTCGATTAGAAATCTCCCACAAAGCCTCTATGACCTTATCTGACAGATCATACTTTACCCACCTATAATTCGACATATCCAGGTAGTCAAGAAGCTTTAATGTGTCATCAATGCCACCTTTATGTGGTGCACGCCACGCATATTTCATGACATTACCTAGATAGAATGGTAGCCCATGAATAAAATCAGTGAGTTTATGCCCGTCAATTTCTGGGTAGTGGTTAGACAATTGGTCGCCCCCCAGCAGCTAGTAGTCTCTGGCGTCTTGCGATGCGCTCGCGTCGAGCTTTCACCCATGCTTCGTAGTACCGTTTAGTTAGCTCAGTACTGCGATACTCGTTAGGGTCTACCGTCCGCTCTTCCTTATACTTGCGTTTGCTCTGCCTATCGCGGCAGCGCTGGCAATCAGGATTTATTTCAGCCATATCAATACCGCATCGCTTGCACTTTGGTGGTTCAGGTGCTTTATATCGTATGTCGCCTACGATCTTCCATTTGCGGTGTCGGTTGTTGCACTGGCTACATCCCTTTGTCCTATTCTCGCGTAAGCACCCACACGTTCCGCAGTGGGTTGTGTATTCTTTTCCTGCCATTTTAGATTACCGCCGTTGCTACTAGTTTGAATTGGTGAAATTTTCTTACGTGCGCATCAGATGCTTGTACGATACCTTGATGCGTGTTCATGGGTTTCATGGTGCCGCAAACACTGCAATCTGCGTACCATTTACCTTGATGTTTTCGTGACCGCACCTTTGCTTCGTGGGTTATGCCGATCATGAAAACGTTGAATACTAGACAAAAGTCTTGTATTGCCTGGGCTGTGCTCGCATCTCGAAGTTTTCCTGTCGCGCCCAGCAAATCTTCTGTCGTGATCGCTGTTAGCTTGCGTGTTCGCTCATTTGCTGCGAGCTTCTTGGGTAGCGAGAACTTTTTACGGTTAGCACCTGGCTTGAGCGCCTTTAGTGTGCGCGAGTGCCCTTGTTCATTGAAAAACATTTCATCAATGTCTTTTGCTACCAGGTAGCTTTTGCCGTCTAAGGATGTTATTACTCGCAGTGTTTTTCCTGTGAATCTGTTTTGGAGTAGGTATCCTACTGTCATTTTCCTTTTCCTTTCCTTGTACTTCCAGTGTATCACCCTCTACCGACTAAACCAAGCTGATATAGGGTGAAATATGTCACTAAATACCCCTGGTGTTCGACCATGCATATACATCTTGTGGGTCAAAAAGCCGATCATTACCAGAAGTCCTAAAAGGCTTCAACTTACCAGCGCTGCACGCCTTACGCACACCGTTCGGAGTCATTTCCTCCATCTCTGCAACCTCTCGCACAGTCAGTAGGGTGCTAATAATATTCTCTTGGTTATCAGGTGAAATCATCTCACGAATGCGGTCTACCTCGTCGTGCAGGTCTTCGAGATGCCCAATATTCTTGTCTGTGAGTTCATCAGCGAGCAGCTGAATATTCTTGAGCGCAATACGCAAATCTTGCAGATCTGACATTATTTTTTCCTCTCGTATGGGCTGAAAAATATTTCTAGCCTCGGGTTTTCCTTGTCTACCCCTCCGTGATGGAGGTGTGCACCATCCAGGTACTCGAATGAGTCATCTGGCAGAATCCCAGCATCCACCATTCCGTCTATGATGGCTTTAGCTGTGGGGTAGTAATTGCCAGGGTCGTAGCGCCCGGCGCGCGGGCGGTAAATATACACATCACATGTGACCGGCGGCTCCAATGGGGGTGAGTCTTTCACTGACTCATACCCTGCCTGCCGCCAGTATTTGGATGATTTCTGTCTAGTGCGCCAATGCTCAGACATTAGCTTATTTATCGACAGCAGCGGGTGGCTATCCGGTATAGCAATGACTACTTTCATTAGGCGGCTTTGCGTGTGCCTACCTCGTAATCCTCGACTGTACAAAATTCCTCGCCAACGTAAGCTCGATACACAGCCACCTCGGTTAGCGCTAGTTCATTCCCGTCTGGTACAAGCTCAGCTAATTCTTTGGCTAGGTACTTCTCTAGGGACTTGATAATTTCTTGGTGTCCCTCGATGATCTGCTGCCAGTATTTGGATGAATCGAATGCGGTGCCGTCTTTGACCTGCACTCGCGCAAGCCCATTCTTTATGAATCTCTCGGTGGCTTCTACTACCTTTTTACCGCTCTCGGTATCTTTTACAAATGGCATGTCTTCAAGTAGCTCAACCCATGCAGCTTTTTCGTCCTGGCGGTAGGTGAGGCTGATTGCGCCTTCGAGTGTTTCGCGCATTTTCTTCTTTCCTTTCTTTCGACACCTCAAGTATATTATGCAATACCAGCAATACAAAGCTGATTTCGCATGAGGTGTATCACATATTCTCTAACGCTCGCATCTGCCTATCACGCTCACGCTCCACCGCGCCGCGCCGCATAGAACCAGAGTCACCCACACCAAAGCTACGCACAAGTGCACGCACCTCAGGGGGTGGAGGAACAACCGTAGTCTCGCGCGGCATGCGTGGCGCATTAATCACACGCAAATCAACCTCACTACGCACAAACTCAGGTACAGCAGCATAAGCACGCTTCCACGACTCATACACACGCATAGCAGTCTCGTAATCCTGCCTATCCTCAATCTCTAGCGAGTCATATTTAGCCGCCAATCGAGAGCATTTATCTATCGCCGTATCAATCTCGGATTTCATTTCCTTCCAGGTCTCCAAAATATCCCCCGGCTGGAGAATAGATATGCGCCGCGTTGAATAAAGCCGCTTCTGCACCTCACGAGCGTACTTATCTGGCACCTCTGCACAAATTTCTGCCCACACCGTAAGG